AGAGCAAACCGAAGCGGCACTAATCGTTGGTCTGTGCCTACTACTGGCCCCGCTACTTTTCCTGCTGCTGCTGCTGCTCGGATACTAGCCACCCCGGAACCCATCCCTCAGCCGGAAGCGAAAGCGCCACCCACGCGCAACCGCTTCCGGCTTTTCTGTAGCTACCTAGACGCCGCTTGTAACTACCTAGACCGCCCCCAAAAAATCGCCGCCGCAGTCTACGCTTCGCTCGCTGCGTCGGCCTAACCAACGCTTTTAAGGCACCCCGTCACGACCAAGCACAGTCACGGGCCAAACCTAAAGTGGGAGGGGGGGGTCAACACCCGCGAGCCACGGTCACTACTACTCATAAACTGCCCTTCGAAAATTTGTTGACTCCAAGGCTCCGTTTTGGTATTCTCCCATCGTGGAGGACGATAAAGCAGCTATAAAGCACGAGCTACTAGCATCCATTGAAGAAGAGCTTCGTCGAGCTGAGGCTGCTGCTCCTCCACACGCTAAGCTCTTGGAGCGGTACGATCCGCAGAAAGCTGCCACCATTCTTTTCCTCCATGCCCAGGGGAAGTCCCAAACCTGCCTATGCAAGAAGTATGGCTATGATCGGTCCACGGTGATACGCATTATCACCACCTATGCGGACCAGCTAGGCAAATGGCGTGAACTCGGGGGCAAGCTGGCTTCCTACTCCTACCTCAACATCACTAGCCTGGAGGAGGATATGATCGAGAGTGTTCGTGAGGGGATGGATAGTGGTGAGCTAAAGCCCACCTTTAAGGACATCAAGGACATCTCCATCGCTAAAGCTAATAGTAGCCGTGAAGCCATGCTGGCCCGGGGGGAGGCAACGAGTATTAGCCGTGAGGAGAAGGTGTGGACGGATGACGACTACAAGAAGCTCATGGAGCAGGCTCGAAAACAGATGGCTAACGAGGCCATACCTGCGGAGGTGGTAGATGAACGGTAAGGGTGACAGGGACAGAACCGCCGATCGAGACGCATACAATCGGGGCTGGGAACGAATTTTCGGGGGAAACATAGATTTGACGAAAGCGGAGACGTTTTCGGACGTGGGTGCGATTCCCACTTCCTCCACCATGGAAAAACGGCCATTTATGGCACCGCCAATCAGGCATGGAATAAGGAAGATCATTGAGTAACATGAACAAAAACAATCAACTCGTCCAGAGGTCTTTGGACACCATTGTTCCAGACTGGCAGACGGTATTGGTGGCTTCCATCACGGAACATGGTTTCGAGTATGACATTTTCAATAAGATGGACAAGGAGCATTTCCAGGAAAACCTGGCGGTCCTATTGGCCCTTGTTGCGAAGAAGTCTCAACAAGAGCTTAGGAACATCGAATGGCTAGATGATTAGCTTTACGGAACATCCCTTCCTGGAGGCCCCTACGGCGGAGGAGATAGTTTGGCTATACGATCATAACCTCCCACTGCTCAAACAGCTTCACAAGGCCCATGAGGGGCGTATAGAGGCCAGTGTTGTCGATCCCATCCGTTATGGGTTTGATCTGCCCGGCTGGGAACGCATCCGCGAGGGTTTGCAAAGCTACAATGAGTGTTTGGCTCTCGGGGGGAACAGGTCTGGCAAGACCACTGGCTTTGCGAAAATAGTGATGGAGGCTGTGACGGAGAGCAATGATGGCCATGTGGTATGCTTTAGCCAGAATGAGGACACCTCCATCAAGGTGCAGCAAGCTGCCATATGGGAGATGATGCCCAGGGAGATGAAGAAGAAGACCAAGAGCATAGATGGCTACATCAACTTCTCCATGCAAAATGGCTTCACTGGCAAGAGCTTCATCTTTCCAGATACCCGAACTAGGGTGGATTTCAAGACATACACCCAGTTTTCGAACAACCAAACCATCCTTGAAGGGTTCGAATATGGGTTCCCGGATCCGGCGGGGATCAATATTGGTGCCTGGTTGGATGAATATTTGGGTGACGCTACGCTAGTCAACACGCTCAGGTTTCGTTTAGCCACCCGAGATGCCGTGATGGGTGTAGGGTTTACCCCTATAGATGGCTACACGCCGTTCATTTCTGATTACCTCAAGAACGTCGAAACATTGGAAACTAGGGGTGCAGCCCTCATTGAGGGCCGGGAAGTCCCTGTGCGGCAATACAGCCCCTCTAGGGATGCTTCTGTGGTCTATTTGCATTCCGACGAAAACCCCTTCGGGGGGTATGAGCGTATAGCGAAAGACCTTCGTGGAAGGCCAGAAGAAGAGATATTAGTACGTGCTTACGGAGTACCTGTGAAAAGCATGACTTCCCTCCTTCCCCTCTTCAATACGGAGGTGAATGTCTTGAGTGACAAGAAGGAGAACAAGTATGGGATGAAGTTTCCAGATGTGTCCAATAAGGCCAGATATACCATTTATCAGGTGGTAGACCCTGCGGGTGCTAGAAACTACGTCTCTATATGGGCTGCTGTGGATGAGCGGGATAATGTGTACATCTGCCGGGAATGGCCCGATTGGGAAACATATGGGGAATGGGCAGATTTCGGGGATCCCAAATGGAGGTATGGTCCTGCCTCAAAGAAGATAGGGTTGAGTGTTCAGGGATATTGCGAGTTGTTCGATGAGGTGGAGGATGAGCTGGGCGTTGAAGTGTTCGAGCGAATCGGCGACTCCAGGTTTTTCGCTAAGGAGAACGAGAACAATGAGGACCTTTTCATGTCCTTCGAGGAGCATGGCTTTATATTCGTTCCATCCGATGGCAGGATGGAGGAGGTGGGCTTATCCGCATTGGATGAATGGTTCAATTATAACCCGAATGAGCCGATCGATGCGGCCAATCGCCCCAGGTGCTACATTCACGAGAGCTGCCGCAACCTGATCGACAGTCTCATTAACTACAACTCAAAGGGGAAAATGGACGAACCCCTAAAGGACTTCTTCGATGCCATACGCTATTTGCGAATGGCGAATGCCGGAGAAGGTCCAGTCCATGTAACAGCTCGCGATTTGGCCGTCACTCGCCGGGCTATGGGAGGATATTAGATGAAGATACGACTAAGCGAATTGGCCCGGCAAGGCCACTATGAATGGGATGAGCTATTGGCCTTGGCCAAAGAAAAGCTATCCGATGATATGATGAAGGGAGTGGGCAAGAACACTTGGATCAGTGAAGAGGGTCAGGAGATATTGGCTGAGGCCATTGATGTCCCTGAAGCCACTCCTGCCCACTATAGGGGTCAGGTGATTAAGGTGGCTCCAAATAAGAAGTATGTTTATGCTTATATCCGCGAGGCCAGCATGAAGGTGCCTGTTTTGGTTCCCAAGAAATTGGCTAAGAGGCTAGTCGGGAAGCAAATACTGATAGAGGCTATACAGGATGTCAGTGGAACGTCTTACAGGTATCGAAGAGCGTAGGCTTAATAGCCTTGTGCTTTGTCGCCGATGGCAGTCGGAACAAATTGACAGACTTCTTGGGTGGGAGGTCTGGAGGGCGTTCGCTACGGGAAATTGGGATGCTGTTATGGAACCTGTCGATTTCTGTGATAGAATAGGGGTAAACAAGAATTATACACAAGTGATCATTGATCGGGTGTGCGAGAAGGCGAAACACATTTAACATGGAAAACGACTATTCCAAGGCCATTACATATCTGGGGAAGAAACCAGATGTAGACGTATTGCGTCAGGCATATCAGACAACCAGCAATGAGCTTTCCGCTTATTACGAGGTGTGCCGCACGTCCTACGATGATAGACGCAACTGGTGGCCTGGAAAAAGCCGAGACCTGCGTAAGCATGGGGCCGATGCATTTCCTTGGGAAGGGGCCTCCGACCTGGAGAGCCATGTCATCGATGAGCGTGTTACCCGGCTAGTCTCCTTGTTCATGTCCGCCCTAAACCGGGCGAACATCCAGGCTTTCCCTGTAGAGGTGGCGGATGTGCCGAGGGCGAAGGTGGTAAGCAATTTCCTTAAGTGGATGACCTCCTCGGGATACATTCCACGCTTCAAGCGTGAAGCGGAGCTGGCGGCCAACTACTTCCTAGAGCGTGGCATCATGATTACCTACTGCGGGTGGGTCATGGAAGACCGCACCTTCAAGCAGAAGTTTGACATGGAGCGGATCGCCGCTGCCGATCCCAACCTGGCCCAAATGATATTGGATGGCACCCAGGATGATGAGGTGGTTGTCCAGATGCAGGCCGTCATTAAGGTGACAAAGGAGAATGCCCGAAAGGCCCTGAAGGATTTGCGGGAGTTTGGGGTAGCTGAAGTGCCTACTGTCAGGCGTCAGGTAAATGCCCCGGAGGTCAAGACCCTTGGCCCCGATGGCGATTTTATTTTCCCTGCGTATGTCACAGACCCGCAACGCTCGCCATACTGCTTCTGGCGTACCTACTACACAGCCCAAGAGCTGGAGAATAAGGTGCAGACAGATGGCTGGGATCCAAATTTCGTGGAACACGTTATCTCTAAATACTCTGGAGTGAACATAAACTCCTTGGAGAGGGAACAGGAGGGAAGGCGTAGCATATCACTTACTGACGATGCTTACGAGGCCGAGGAACTAGTAGAAATAATACACGGATACCAGAGACTGATCGACGAGGCCGACGGGTCAGAGGGGATCTACGAGACCGTGTTCCACGAATCATTTTCAGGCGATGAGGGATTGGGCATACCTGGGTATGCTAAGTTCGAGTTGCTCAATGGGTATGAAGACTATCCAGTGGTGGTTACCCGTTTTAGCGAAGACAACAAGCGGCTATATGACACGTCCACTGTTCCTGGCCTTTTGCGTGGCATACAGAACCAGGTAAAGGTGGAACGCGATAGTCGCATCGACAGCAATAGCCTTTCCACGCTTCCTGCCG